CCCTGGGTCACGCCCGCCCAGTTCAGCGCTTGGCGGTCGCTGGTCAGGATGGCGTTGCGCCCGGTGAGTGGTGCGAGCCGCGTGGTGGCATAGGCGGCCATGTCGCTGTAGAGGCCCGCGGGCGACACCGCCTTGATCCAGAACGTCTCGTCCGTGGCGTCGCGGATAGGCCAAAGCGCCACGAGGTGGTTGCCGGCTGCCCGGCCAACGAAGCGCCCGGTTCCCCAGGTGAGCCCGGCCCGCAGCTCGTATTCCACACCGCTGCCCTCGACCGGCTCCCAGGAAGCCCGGACGTGATCGCCCTGCGGCACGACATCGAAGGCAGTCACGCCATCCGGTGGCGAGACGGCCGCCGAAATGCTCGACGCCGTCGGGCTCAGCAATCCCACTTCGTCGATTGCCTTGATGTAGAAGACGCGCTCGGCGGCATCGGCGAGTGCAACGAACAGCGTCGTTCCACGATGCCGGGTGGTGACGACCATCCCGGCATCCCAAGAGGCGCCGTCGCGGATTTCGTAGCCGACGAGGTCGAGCGCCGAAACCGGCTCCCAACTGAGCTGCACCCCGTCCGCGCGACGCTCGGCGGCAAAGCCCACGACTGCAGGCGGGGGTGTCGTCCGGCCCACCACCAGATGCCCGGCGATTTCCGTCCAGTCCGACGCGATCCCGGTGCGGCTGACGAAGCGCAGGCGTAGATCGTAGGTGACGCCGTCCTCGACCGGCTGCACGCCGACCACCAGCGTATCGGCTGGCTGGGTGGGCACGGCAGACCAAGGGCTGATGCTGCCCGATTGGCGGTAGCGGATTTCGATCCCGTCTGGTGGATTGAGAGCGTCGGACGTCGGCGGATAAAGACGCACGACGATACGCGGGCTGGATCGCCCATCGGGTCCGCGCACCAGCACGGTCTCATCCGAGACCACCGACCAGACGACAGGCGCAGGCGGGCGGATCAAATCGATCTGCGCCGGTCGCGTGATGTAGCTGTCGAAGGGTGGGATCGGTCCGGTGTCGGCCTCATGCACGCCGGGAGCGGCCGGGATCAGGATCAGCTTGGCCGATAGGTTCGGGCCGGGCTCGATGCCCTTCACCAGCATGGGGGCGGCCTCGCGGCCCGATTCCCCGAACTGGAACAGGTCGCCCGGCTCCGGCGCCAGGCTTTCCGGCAGCGCCGTCGCCAGGGTCACATCGCGGCTGTCCCCCGGTGCAGTAACCAAGGGCAGGACCTGACTAGCGCCGTCGGCACGCCGGACACGCAACGCATAAGTCTTGCCGGCCGCCATGGGGGCCAGCTCGTCGAGCCGCAGGCCGGTCACCATGTCGTCCGTGACGATCAGGGCTTTGACCCGGCCCCATGCCAGTCCGACCAGGATGACGTCATGGGCGAACATGACGAGATCGCCATCGGTCGCCCGCAGCGCCTCGACATCCTGATAGACTTCGTGGGTCTCGGGACGAAGCCGGCCGACGGCGAGATGGTAGCGCCCCTCGCGCCACGCCTGCTCGGAGCGGATACAAGCCATCATGTCGACGGTCTCGAAGCGCTCGGCATTCTCGGCGCTGTAGCCATCGGCATAGACGATGCGCTCATCCTCCTGCCAATCCTTGTCGGGATTGACGAAGCGGACCTTCAGGGCGTGCGGCAGATCGATGAACTGTTTGCGGCCGGTGTAGTTGAAGGAGTTGCGCGGCGTGATGTGCAACACCGGCACGTTCTGCGGCACATCGCGCACGACCGAATGCTTGCCGTCGCGGATGCCGTAGCGCGCCCGCGCATGGCCTGCGATATCGCGCAGTGCCTCGACGACGGAGCCGCCTTCGACCACACTATCGAAGGTCCATTTGGGTTGGCTATTCTGTGCAACAGCATCGCAGGCTTGGGCCCAAGCGCGGATCGCCGGCAGGTCGATGCGCTCATCGTTCATCAACCGCGCGCGGCCACGCCGGCGCAGGATGTCGCAATAGGCCCATGCCGGATTGCGTGAAAGCTGCCAGGACCAGGCAGCGCCATCCCACACTTCGAGATAAGACGACGTCAGGCAGCTGATCTGCTGCAGCTGGTTGTTGATCTGCTCATAGGCCTTGAGCCGCAGCGCCACCATGGCGAGCCCGCTCATCGTGACCGGCGGATCGTTGGTGATCGAGCGCAATGCCGAGAGCGTCGCACTGTCGATCAAACGCGGACCGGTCGCGTCAGCCGTCGTTCGACGCAGCCGCACCTCATACTGACCGGCGTCTGGCGCATCGAACCGCCCGCCACGGCGCACCGGCGAGGACGATGCCTCCGTGATCGTGATCTTGCCAGCCGTCTCGAAGCCCGCATCGCCGCCCGACTTCCAGGGAATGGCTGCCCAAACATCGTTCCCGACCGCGCGATACTCGGCATCAAACTCGACCGTCGCGTTCGAGCGGCCGCCCTGATCGTTGTAGAAGGCGAGCCCGCGATCGAAGGAGATATCGAGGCTGATCTCGCGCGCACCCGGACGCGAGGTGATCGTGCGCCAGCCACCCGCTGCCGTGAGAGCAATGGAAAGCGGGTCTTCCTCGATACGCTGGGTATAGAGCGTGACGGGCGCGTCGTTCTCCCAGCCCTCGCGGATTTCGACCTCGGCGCCGTCGAAAGCCGAGATCGGCGTGGCCCCGACGCGGATGTCCTCGATCTTGAGGGGGCCATAGCCGACCAGCAGCAGGAGCCGCATATAGCGCTCGTTGCCGATCGTCTCGGTATAGGGCTTGGCCGCCAGAACCGGGAACAGACGCCGCTGGCCGAAGACGCGCGGGATCGCGCCATAGGGATTGAGCCGGTTGGACGTCCCCGTGATCGCATAAGCGGGCGCCGACAGACCGGCGGCATCGGTCCCGCGCATGGCAGGGCTCGGCGTGGGGGCGATCGCATTGACGAGAAGCGAGCCCACCATGGTGATGGCGCCCGCGATCACCAACTTGGTGAGCCCCATGGCCGTGAACACACCGGCCGCGTTGACCGCCGCCACTTCCACGCCAAACAGGGCTGCCGTCAGAGCCGGTGCTGCCCATGCCGCGAAGGCGATGACCGCGATGGCGCCGATAATAGCGAGTGGGTTCTTGCCACCCCCGCCCCCGCCGCCGCCCATGGCGTTGACCCGCACGAAGAGCCGCGCATTGGGTTTAGGGCGCACCCGTACCCACCAGTGGCGCGGCACTTCCTCGTCGTCGACGAAGACCTGCAGGTAGGGCCAGTAGCGCTGCGGTAGGTCGGAGGCTTCGAGCATCTGCGCGAGGCTCAAGCCCGCAGGAGCGGATCGCTCCTCCCGCTCGGTCGAGAACGGGCGCGCGACCAGCGTCCAGCGGATCGGCGTCTCGATCTGCAATCCATCAAGTGGCATGGCGGTAGAACCCGAGCAAGCGGCGCTCCCAGCGGGAGCCCGCATCGAAGCGTTCGAGGACGCTGTCGCAGTCCTTTTCGATGTGGAGCATCCAGCCCGGCGCCACGACGACGCCGACATGGATGGGCCGGCCCATCACGCGCAGCAACGCGCCGTCACCCGGCGTTTCGCTGCCCATAGGGACGGGAGTCCAGAGCCGGATGCGCTCGTCCATCAAGTCGGCAAGCAGATCGCGGTCATGCCCCGGCCGGTAAGCGATGCCCTCGTATTCCGGAACGGCGCCGCCGAAGCGTTCGTTGATCACGAGCCGCAGGAGCCCATAGCAATCGAGGCCATTGCGCCCGCGCCCGCCTTCTTTGAAAGGCAGACCGACATACATGCTGGCCCATTCGGGAAGCTCCGACATCAAAACGCTCCCGGAAACCGGGCGGGCGTCATCTGCTCGCAGACCGGCTCGGAGAGAATGTCTTCGTAGACGAGGTCGCCGGAAATCTCGCCCGCGTCCCAGGTGACGTTGCGCAGCCGCATCCCGGCATATTCGACCTCGATCACATCGGGCTGGTCGGCGAGCACGACCCGCAGCGTGACGCTCGGCGGCTCGGCGATGGTGCGCACCTCGTCGACGATCAGTCGCTCGGTGTTGTCGATCCGGATCCGGGCGATCATAGGCCGGTCCTGGCTTTCAGGCGGCAGCTCGACCTCGAACGGATAGCCGATGAAGGTCCAGCCCTGATGCACGACATCGACATTGTCGTTGACGACGCGGATCGGAGTACTGAGCCCGCTCGCGGTGATCTCCAGAAGCACCAGCCAGACCTTGTCGGTCGCATCGGCATGCCCGGCCCGCGTCGCCGCAGGAGAAATCGTCCTCACGGCATCTGCTCCAGTTTCAACGAGACCGAGAAAAGAACGGCGGTTGCAGCCGAGACGCGGGGCGCCTCCATGAATCGGTACTCCGCAACACCGCCTTCGCGCGGATGCACCCAATCAAACTGCAGCGCGCCGCCGGCGGTGGTTTCTTCATAGAAGCTCCGCAGCACCGCCACTTGGGCTGCGGTCATCCGAAACGTCACTTCGATCTGACGCGGAGCCGCCGTGAACCGCCGGCGCAGCTTGGCCGCACCGGCATCCATCGCCGTGCGCAGCACGGTTTCGGCAAACCGCTCCTGATAGCCGCCCACGGTGGGGCGCTGCGGCAGGCTGCTCGGCCAGACGAGGTTCGACATGGATCAGACCCGCTTGGTCATGCGCCGCGAGCCATAGGTCTCGCCCTGCGCACGATCGAGCCTGCCGCTGCGGATGGCTTCCTCGATTTTGTCCTCGATGAAGACCGCGATCTCGCGTCGGCCGTCAGCACCGCGCCGCTGCTCCGTGCGGGCCGGCGGCTGGTCGCGACCGATGCGCATGTCGTAGACATTCACCGCCACGTCATTGGAGGACGCCTGCGGCAGCACCCGATCGCGACGATCGAGGTTCCACCGGTGACGCGGATCGTTACGTGTCAGCACCTCCTCGCCGCGCAGCCCCAGGAAGGGCACCTCGTCAGGCCGCAAGCCCAACATGCCGCCGGCATGGAAGCGGTTGGCGCCGGCGAAGGCGCCGAGCGCCACCATGCGCGTGTGCGAGGGCGCGATACCGACGAGCGCGCCATCGTGGCCCGCACCGAACAGACCGGAAAACCAGTTGCCGATGCTCTCGAAGAAGCCGGGACCCGTACTGGCTGCCGCAGACGCTCCGGCCGAGGCGGCAGCCTGGGGAGCGACGACACCGAACAGGTTGGGCATCGCGCCGACGATCTGGGTGGTGATCGGCAGGATGAACTTCTGCTCGATGAGCGTGGCCGCAATGCGCGCGGCCATGCGGCGGAATAGGCCCTCCGCGCCCTCGGCCAGATTGGCGAAGACGCTTTTGCCCGCCTTACCCGCATTGGCGAACCCGTCGACCAGAAACCCCGAGATGTCGCTGGCCATGCTTTTGGCCTGATCGCGGATCTCGCTGAAGTAGCGCGCCTGCTCCCTGAATGCCGCCGCTGAATCCTGGGCTTCGAGGATTTGGCTATCGACCCCGCCCAACCGCTCGCGCATGGACTGCATGCGCTTCTCGCGCTCGATGGCGAGCTCCGCCGCCCGACGCTGAGAGGGATCGCTGAGACGCGCGGCCTGTGCCTCGCGCTCGGCGATATCGAGATCGTTCGATGCCGTGCGCCGCTCGCGCGCCAATTGCCGGGCGCGCTCGGCGGCGGCCTGCGCTTCGATGGCCCGCGTCGTCGCATCGATCGATGCCCGGAGCCGCTCTTCGGCGGCCCCGGTAGCCAGTGACAAGGCGGCACGAGCGTCGCGGGTCGCGGCAAGCAACCGCTCGGCGATTTCGGCGCGTTGAACGGCGGCGGTGCCCTGTGCCTCCGCCTCGGCCAGACGCCGCGCGCTCTGGGCCGCGAGTTCTGCCTGAAATGCTGCGCGTGCTTGTGCTTCGGCACTTTCGACCACCCGGCCGCGCAGGATTTCCTCGGCGCGGGAGGCTTGATCAACGCCACTGCGATAGCCTTCCAGTGCCGCCTGGCGTGCGGCTTCCGCCCTGATGACGGAGGCCTGCCCTTGCCCATAGGCGTCGGCGACGGCCAGCGTCGCCCGGGACTGGATGACCAGCTCGCGGGTTTGGTCCTGATATTGCTGGCGCTGTTGGGCGGCGGCATCGGCCACCATGCGCCGTTTGAGGGCTTCGGCTTCCAGCGCATTGAGATTGCGCTCGCGGGCGATCGTCTCTGCCTGGATTTCGGCTTCGATGATCGGCCGACGCGCAGGTGTCGCATCATAGACCCGCTGCCGACGCTCGAGGTCCGCGATCTGCCGCGCGGTCTCCTCGCCGATCCGCATCGGCTCGGGCGCAGCGGGTGTGCGTGCCGTTGCGGCAGCCTGGGCCTGTACTTGCGCCCGTTCGGTCGCCTGCTGCAACCGATCCAATTCGGCGCGCGCAGCATCGACTTGGCTCTGCAGCTGAGCCCGGACCGCATTGGGCGAGCCGAAGCTGAAGCCGGGGATGAAGACTTCCGCGTTCGGATCCCGATAGAGTCGGGTTTCGCGGTTGAGCCGGTCGAGGCGTTCGACCGCCTGTTCGAGCGCATTCGCCGCGTCCGCCAAGGGGTCGCGAGCGCGCGGCTGCGAGGGAGCCACCAGATTGGCAGCGCCGCTGATGGCGCCTTCGACGACCTGAAGCGTGACGCGCCCGACCGCACCCCGCGCGAGATTGTCGACCAGCCGGTCCCAGGCACGACCGATCTCGTTGAGCGATTTCTGGGTTGGCGATAGCGCCTGGTCGTTGAGGCCGCGAATGCGCTCCTGCAGCGCGTCGATCGCGATCCGGTAGGCTTGAGTGCGCTCGCCCTGCTGGGTGAGCAGGCGGATATTCTCGCGCTGCGACGGGTTCAGGAAGCCGTTGAGCGCCCGATCCAGCTTGATGATGGCGTCGTAGCCACCGGTCGCGAATTCGGCGAGCTGGCGCGCCGCGTCGCTGGCGGTCGTCCCCGTCGCCGCCGCGAGATCCGGCGCCATGCTGGCCAGCCGGGGGATTTCGCCGGCCGATAGATTGGGCGTGCGGACCAGCGTGGCGATGGCCGTACGGGCTTCATCGCGCGCCACTCCGACATCGCGCAGTTTTTCGACCAACTCGCCGAGTTGCTCGGCGGTCGTCTGACCCTGGCGGCCCATCGCGGCCAGGGCCACGTTGAACGTGCGCGATTGTGCCGAGAGATCGAAGGCGCGCGACAGAATGATGCCGAGCGGGATGCCAACCGCCGCCAAAGCCGCCGCCGCGCCGAGTGCGACCGGCGGAATGGCGCGGAATGTGGCGCCGATCCCACCGAAGATCTGCGTAATCTGCGGACCCTGCTGAAGTGCGATCGTCAACGGGCTCATGCCCGTCGTCAGGGTCGTGAAGATGTCGTTCAGCTGCGGCTGCAGCTGCGCCATCTGCTGGGCCGTGATGCGCGTGCGCTGGCCCTGTTGCTCGACGGTCTGCCCAAACGTCCGGGCATTGGCGTTGGCGACCAGATACTTCCGGCCGATGCCTTCGAGCACGCTGGCATGCTCGGCCTGCGTCAGCAGACCTTTGCCCAAAAGATCGGTGGCGCGGCCCTGTTCCTGAGTCGCCTGATAGCCTTGAGCATATTGCCGCTTCAACCGCTCGGCAGAACGGGCAAGCTTCTCCTGCTCCCGGTCGGCCTTCTGCGCGGAGACGCCGGTCTTTTCGAGGGCCGCGCCCGCTTCCTGCGCCGCCGTCTCGATCGACTTCAGCGCCTGCTGGCCAGTGCGTCCCGCTTCGACCAGTTCGGCCTTGAAGCGTCCGCCATCGACCTGCAGTCGGACCGAGAT